GCCTATCAGCTTGAGAGAATTACAAAGGGAAAACTCAAATACGTTGAAGGCCGAGTTAAATCATAGGTGATTACATGCTTAAACAAACATTAAAGCACCGCAAGACCTCATGTATCGAGCCGGAAGACGCGGCCCACGTGGTTGGACTGGAGCATGGTGTGCGGGAGCTGGCTGAGAAGATGAACATTCGGCAGGCCGTTCTGGCAAACAAGCTGAACCCGGACAACGAAACCAATTTTCTCTATCTGCGTGATGCCGTTTTTCTGACAGAGCTCACCGACGACAACCGGATCCTTGAAGCCTGGTGCGCGAAGCGTGGCGGGGTATTCGTTCCGCTGCCTGAGGAAGTGGCCTGTGATGAAGACCTGAGCGATCAACTGCTCGGCCTGACATCACAGCTTGGTAGCGCCTTGGCCCAGGTTAAAGACGCCCGGGCGGATGGTGTGATCACAACTGACGAGTATGACCGAATCCGCGTTGAACTGAGAAAGACGGTCAATGAAGTGCTTAAACTTGATGCAGTGGTTAGCACTCAGGTAAGGACTCTAAGGGGTTGATATGAGCCGAGTAGCTTCCGACTGGGCTTGGTCGTTGTCAATAAAGCCAGCCAGCTTGAAACTCCTTCTCTTGTCGTTGGCCGACAGGGCAGATGAGTATCATTGCTGCTATCCATCGGTTGAGCGCTTAGTCAAGGATACCGGGTTAGACCGAAAGACCATTATCAGCAACATTGGAAAGCTCGTTAATGCCGGTGTTCTTACAGACACAGGCAAAAGAGCTGGGCGCACTGGGCAGGTGAAAGTTTATCGTCTAAGCATGGTGAAAACTGACGAACAAATCTGTCTCTCATCAACAGCCACAAAGAGTGCCGGAAACGGAACAGTACCAAAACAGGAACAGTCCCAAAAACGGACATTAAACAGTCCCAAAAACGGTACTTGCAACAGTCCCAAAAACGGTACTCAGAACCAGTCAATAGAACCACCCATAGAACCATTAAAAGATCTTTCGCAAAAAACGCGAAAGAAATCGCAGCAAAAAAAATCTGAATTCGATTTCTCATCCTGGCCTGAAAAACCATCCGAGCAGGTGCTGGCCGACTGGATGAAAGTTCGCAAGGAGCAAAGAGCCCCTCTGACCCAGACAGCGATAACCAGAATGGCCGGTGAACTGCATCAGGCCCATGCCGGTGGTATGTCCGTGGATGACTGCATTGGCCTTGCTGCCGAGAAGGGATGGCGAGGGTTCAAGTACCAGTGGGCCCTAAATGCCCTGGGTGACAATCGAAACTTTGGAAACGGTTCTCGTGGCCAAGGATCCGATGCTATCGACTGGGATGACAACAGCTGGGCAGATGGTCTGGTTATCCAGTTCCCGGCAACCGGGGGGAAACCATGACAGCAAAAAGTTTGCAACAGATTGCCGGTACTGCCATGCAGCAGGTAGGCGCTGCAGAGGTTTGTGAGGTTGAGATATCTCAGGACAACCCGGTAGTGCAGATCATCAGCGACACGCTCGAACGGTTGAAGGCCTGCAAGCCTGCCTGGAAAAACAGCTTGAGCAGCAACCGGGAAGTGATGGCATGGAAACGCGAGTGGACTGTGGCCATTGCCAGGGCTGGCGTTGTTAGCCAAGAGCAGCTTGAGCGCGGGATTGTTATGGCCCAGCGCGATACCAAGCCGTTTATGCCGTCAGTAGGCCAGTTTATCGAGTGGTGCATCGGAGTCGGCGTCAGCGATGAGCAGATCACCTCAGCGTTTCAGCGGATGATCAACCGCCAGGAACCGGCAGACGATATCGAATACGCCACCCGCCTTGAAGTGCAGTTTGCTTGCCGTAACCAGCTACCCGCTGACAAGGCTTTGGCTCTGTTCAAGTCGGCATTCGTCCGAATAACGGCCCAGGTGCAACGTGGTGAGCGGATCCCGAGCATGTCAACGCCGTTACTCGAGAACGCGGCGCCAAGCTCCCGGGATTTCATCGAGCAGAAAATATCTGAGCGCATGGCAAGCAGCAACAGGCCGCTGACTCCAATCGAACAGCGCATGGCTGCGTTACGTCAGCAGCAGCGCAGCAAGGGCCGTGGCGAGTCATTCAAATATCGGAGGTCGAATGCTGGTTAAGCCATTGCCCGAAGATGCGCCTGACGGATTTGAATTCTTGAAGGCTGCCAACAGCGGATCCGTAACAGCGGCCAATGATGCACCTGATTTCGAAATACCCGATTTTGTGCATTCCCCAAGCATCGGGACATCTGCTGAGCCCTGGCTTGAATACCCACGGTTTTACCACGGCCGAGCGCATAGTTCAGACAGAGACTGGATCCTTAAAACCATGAGTTACATACCAGCCGAGCCGCCAAAGCTTAGGCACAACGCTTCGCTTGAGTATGAGCGCATTTTTCTGACCACCAAAAACGCGGATCGCCGCCGGAAGGCAAACACCTGGCTCAAGGGTGTGGCCAAGCAGTTTTATCTTGGGAGGGCTTCATGAGTTTCAAATTATTGCACGGAGATTGCTTGGACATTATGCCAAGTATTCCTGACAACAGTGTTGACTTGATTTACGCGGATGTTCCGTATGGAACTACTCGTTGTGCATGGGATGAAGTCATTCCTCTAAAGCCAATGTGGCAACAACTTAAGCGAATTATTAAACCTAATGGCGTTATTGCAATGCATGCTGCTCAACCATTTACTGCAGTTTTGGCATGTTCAAACCTTGACATGTTTAAGTACGAAATTGTATGGGAAAAAGGCAATGCAACAGGATTTTACAACGCAAAGAAGCAACCACTTCGTGCACATGAGCACATCTTAGTTTTTTGTGATGGCGTTGGGACATACAACCCTCAAATGACGCATGGTCACAAACGCAAATCGTCTGTTAAAAAACCTCATCACAGCCAGGTATATAACCCTAGTAAAGTCGAAACAAAATACGACAGTACATCACGTTACCCGCGTAGCGTTCAGTTTTTTTCATCAGATAAACAAAAGAGAAAAGGGGTAAGAATAAATCCAACTCGCAAGCCAGTTGCTCTGTGTGAATGGGTCATTAATTCATATAGCAACCCAGGAGAGACTGTTCTCGACTTCTGTTTTGGTAGTTGTTCTAGCGGAATAGCAAGCATAAATACAAGACGAAATTACATCGGCATTGAGAAAGACGATAATTTTTTTGCTGATGCATTTTCTACGTACTGTGAAGGCGATGTGGAGGCCGCATGAATTACGTGGTTGGAATAGACCCAGACGCGAGCAAGCCGGGTTTCGCTCTCACCCATGGGCAGAAAATCATTGAGCTGCGTAGCATGCCACAGCCTGAGCTGATTGAGCACATAGTCAGTTTGGCTGCAACCCATCAGCTCATCGTCAAGATTGAGGACGTAGAGGCAGCAAAGCCGACATTCGCCCGCCGCGGCGTTAGTGCTGCAGGAATGATGAAAATCGCGCAGAACGTGGGGCAGGTGAAACAAGCAGCCAGGGATATTGTCGAGCAGTTGAAGAGCAAGGGGATCACCCCCGTCATGGTCAAACCGCTGCGTGGAAAAGTGAAGATGCAGGCCAAGAAAAACGGAGCTTACTTCAACAAGCTGACAGGGTGGGCCGGGCGCAGCAACACAGACAGTCGAGACGCTGCTTTGATAGCGCTGTGGGGAAATCCAGAGGTGAAGTCATGGCAGAACTCGCTCTGATTAAAACTGCCACAGGCCAGTTGGCACCGCTCGCTGCTAACGATGCAGATTATGTTCAGAAGATGAAAATCGGTGAGATAGCCCGGGGCAAGTTCAAGAAGGATCGCAACCCGCAATTTCACCGCAAATACATGTCGCTGCTCAATTTGGCTTTCGACTACTTCGAACCTAAACCTGTCCAGTATCGCGGCCAGCAGTTAACACCGGCCAAGAACTTTGATGAGTTCAGGCGCTGGATTGCGGTTCAGGCTGGGTTTTATGACGTTGTTGGGTACCCGGACGGCAGCGTAAGGGTCAGGGCTAAGTCCATCAGCTTCGCAAGCATGGGTGAAGACGAGTTTTCAGGGCTGTACAGCGCGACGATTGATGTACTGCTGGCTCACGTTTTATTCGGGAAATTCAAATCATCGGCTGAGGTGGACGCGGCCGTTGAGCAGTTGCTGAGGTATGCATGATGACAGCACGTAGCAAAAAGATAACCGACAGCGCCAATGGGCAAGACTGCACTCTCCGGTTGCCAGGTATTTGCAACCATGATCCGCAGACAGTGGTTTTTGCTCATATCGGCCGGCGTCGTGGAATGGGTATCAAGTGTGCTGACTACTTCGGTGTTTACGCCTGCGATGCGTGTCACTCAGAAATCGACAGGCGCACCCGGATTATGGACACAGAGCACTTGGAGGCTGAAAAGCTGAGAGCGCTTGAAGAAACACAAGAGCGGCTGTTTGAGGCCGGTTTAATTCAGATAGGGTGAGGTTGGTATGGCTAAATCAATTAAACAAATTCTTGATGACGCTTTCAATGAATGCAAGCAGGCGCACGGTGTGGTGCTCAAAGAGGTCATATTTGAATCATTAGTATGCCGTAATGCTTATGGTTCTGAGGACGCTGTATTGGCAGCTACGCACATAGAGGCGAGAGCTATTTCAGGAGATACCAAAAATGTCTAGTAGAGGGGTTAACAAAGTCATTCTGGTTGGAAACCTTGGTCAGGATCCTGAGGTTCGCTTCATGACCAACGGAAACGCCGTAGCAAATATCACAGTGGCCACCAGTGAGTCATGGAAGGACCAACAGGGCCAACAGCAAGAGCGTACCGAGTGGCACAGGATCGTAATGTACGGGAAGCTGGCCGAAATTGCCGGTGAGTACCTGCGTAAAGGTTCGCAAGTGTACCTGGAAGGCAAGCTGCAGACCCGCAAGTGGAAAGATAGCTCTGGAGTAGAGCGATTCACTACTGAGGTCGTGATTGACCAGCGCGGAACGATGCAGATGCTCGGCAGTCGTCCTGAAAACCATCAGCATGGTGGCAACCAAAGGCCAGTGCCCCAGCAAAACCAAGGTTATGCGCCAAAGCCTCAGCAGCAACCACAACCACAAAACTACACGCCTGATCTGGGTGAAGGTTGGGACTCGGATATTCCGTTCTAGAGGGGTGAACAATGAAAAAGTGTGGTAAGTGCAATCTAACTAAACCGTCTTCTCAATTTCACAAAAGAAGTGCGTCAAAAGATGGATTAGCGGCTTGTTGCAAAGCCTGCCAAAAACAATATGACGACTCAAGATTACGCGATCCTAAAAGGGTGAAAATGCGCAATGATTATCAAAAGACAGAAAGAGGGAAAGAGGCCCACAGACGGGCTAATAAGCGTTGGCTAGAGAAAAACCCTAATAAGCGGAAAGCTCACATCATCACTGGAAATGCAATTAAGAGTGGGAAATTAAAAAAGTCCCCATGTGAAATCTGCGGAAAAGTTGAAGTTCATGCTCACCATGATGATTACGCTAAGCCGCTTGATATTCGGTGGCTGTGCGACATTCATCATAACGAGTGGCACTCAAAATACGGAGAGGCTGCAAATTCTCAAGATTACATCGAAAAGGTTGCATAGCCCGGAGGACGCCATGATATCTATCGAGAAACTGTTTTTACTGATTTCACCAAGCGGTATGCCTGTTCAAGTTATTCAGGGGCGCGGCGTATTCAGCCGGAACGATGCAGAGAATCTTATTGCTCAGGCACAGTCGAAATTCCCTGTCGGGGTTAAAGTGCTTGAGGCGAGTATATCCGGGATTGAGCAGTCTGCCTTTACTCTGCGTGAAACCATCAAAAGCGCTTTGCTTAGCGATGGCATGGAGCTGACTGTGGCCAAGGCCATGTCGAAGATGGTAATTCATGAAGTGTGCGGCACCAATGTTTGCCCAAAGTGCAATGGGCGCGGGTATACGCATACTAACAGGGAAGGGCCACGGCGACAGCTTGAGTGTCGGAAGTGCTTCGGGGTTGGGCGTATCATCATGGACTGTAAAGCGCTTGCAGGCGAGCTGGGAAAACATCTTGAAAGAGAAGTCACAGAGGAAGAGTTCAGAGCAGGGTTTTACGATACGTTTTCTTCTGCGGTTGATGCGCTGCATCGTGAGTCGTGGGACGCTGAGCGGGAATGCAAGAGGCTGCTTAGAATTGAGGCTGGGGAGTGTGCAGCATGATAGAAACACCAGAAGAGAGGGAGGCATTCGACAACATAACCAGGCGCCAGAATGCAGCATCGAGTAATCCAGCTTGTCACGATGTATTATCCGAGGCCGTCGAGGTAATACGGAGCTGCAGAACAACCAGCGCGGACGGAATAGCAATAGCTCTGGCAAAGGCCGGGCTTCTTTACAAGTCAGTTAAGTGACAACTTTTAAAGTTTTAACCAAATAAATAAAACTACAGGCATAAACTCATATTTGACATATTTAACTAAGAGTGATTAAATTGCCCCAAGGATGGGATAAAACCCATTGAGCACTGAAAACCGCCTTATTTTGGCGGTTTTTTCGTTTCTGGCCTCGGGTAACTCCGGGGCTTTTTGTTTATGGGGTCAAGTTGAAAAAATTACGACTCTATCTCATCGCTGCGGGTTTATCTGGCGCCACCCTAACCGGTGGCGTTTTTATTGTGGACCAAGAAGATTTGGTGCTGGGAACCTATGTGGATCCGGTTGGCATTGTCACTGAATGCGCAGGGCAACGGGCTGACGGGCAGGAGCCCGGACAACCTCGCTCAATGGAGTACTGCCTAAATCAGCTTGCAGACAATCTGGCGACATACAACCGCCAACTGTTGCGCCTCACCGATGGGGTGACACTGACAGAGGGCGAGAACGCAGCTTACCTCAGTTTCATCTACAACGTCGGCGCCGAGGCGTTCCGCACCTCGACCTTGCGCAAAAAGCTGCTTGCAGGTGATCACACTGGTGCCTGCAATGAACTTAGCCGCTGGGTCTATGCAAAAGGCGAGATCCTTCCTGGGCTTGTAAAGCGCCGCTCCGCTGAGCGCGAACTTTGTCTACAGGAGTTAACCAATGTTGAAATTACTGAAAGGCGGAGTTGGCAGCGCGCAACTCTACGTGATTGGCGTTTTGATCCTGGCCTGC